TGTTCATAATATTTAGTCATAAATCGGTGAGAAAATAATATTTACAAACTGACTGTATTATAGCCGATTCCCCCACTACACTGATGTAGTGGAGCATTTTCGGCCCTATTTACAGTTTTGTGTGTTGAATTAATATTATTAAATAAAAAATACTTATTTTATATTAGACCATCGACAGTAACAAATATAAATTTTACCACCATTGTTGAATTATTTGCGTTGAATTTATATTATCGTCATATGTATTGTTTAATAATAATAATTTATGACGACTTTATGGTGTAATAAAATAATATAAATAAAAAATATATATAAGACGACAAAATATATTTTATTGTTGTAAAATATATAACTACATTGTTTATGGTGTGTTTTTTTGATTAACAATTCGTATATTTTTTGTCCCGTCTGGGTTAAATAAACATATTTTAAGGTCAAGATTATTTATAAGTTTAATAATATCATCACGTTGAACAATCTCAATATTTCTACCTATATTATGCTTGCAAATACATGAACGCGGACAACATAGTAATTTATCTTTGATAAATTTATTAATTACAGTTAAAAGTATCGGGCTATTCAATATGTTAAACATAGTGCTTTATTTTAAGTTTAGTTCTCTTTTTAAAGTTCATTATTTTAAGTTCAATTTTATTAGTTATTCAAATTTCATTCTTTCACAAACATCTCCTGAATAAAAATTCCAATTGGTAGTCCAACCAGGAATATACTTCTCCATTTCTATATTATTAAAACGATAAAACCCTTTAACTTTTGTAATTCCTGGAATATCTTTAATTTTTGGCCATACAGTACTCACCCACCAATCACCCAAAATCTTGTGTGCACAATCTCTTGGAATATATAATCTCCCATGTGTTTGTAGACCAATCAAATTGTAATCATCTGGATAAATATATTCAACATCCGGATTGTCAAGAATGTCTGGATTACAAAATTTTACGTTACATGAAAAGATGTATGGCTTAACTGGGTGAATTAAATTACCTAAACAAATTGCAATGGGCATCCTTGCTGTTCCAAAATTATTAAATTTACCAACAAATGTATCAATATTAAAATCAAATTGTGGAAATACATTATCCCAATTGAAATGAGGGTCTCTCAGAACAAGAGGAGAAACTGTCACACTAGAAGAGGTAGTCTTGGCTTCCATAATTTATTTATATTTAAAAAAAAACTTTTTAAATATAAAAAAATCAATTTTTTAAAATATAAACAAATCAAATAGTTATTAACTTGAACCTTCACTGCTTGCTTGAGTCGAAACTGTATCTGTACGAACAAATAGAGGATGAGGAAGAACTAAATTACTTGCAAGAGTTGCAGGATAATCACCTGTAGGTGTGTTGTAATTACTCGCTGGACGAAGGGGTGGAGAATAAAGAGGTGGTGACATAGCCCCCATTGGAATAGTCGCATCTTGAGAACCAGCAGATACTTCGCGTTGCAATTGAGTGAATCCTACATCGTGACCACTGTATGCTGCCTGTGTGACACTAGAAAGACATTCACCCATTGCAGCGTTTGCTGCCCCTCCCGTAAATGTCACAGCATGTGTGCGACTGAATCCATAACGTTCACCACTTCGAACACCATCCTGGTTTGCACCCATAAAGATGGCTGTCGTACCATCTGCGCGCGCGGCCTCAACGGCTTCCTTATATTCACCACAAGTGTGTATGCTTTGATTATCAGCACCATCAGTGATAACAACATAAATTTTCTTCCAATCATGTTCATCCTCGCCACAACGACTCTTCTGTTCTTCAAGTACAGAAATTGCTGTATCATAAAGACACGTCATTCCTTGTGCGATAAAAGGTGCCTGAGTTGATTCAAGATTACGAACTGTATTAATATCATCCGCATCATAAATTGCTTCTCCGCGCCTAGTATCAAATGGAATAAGAGTAATTCGCATTGCGGTGCGGTTTTTTAAGTTTTGTTCCTTCATATCTCCAATGTATTGCAAAAGACCGTCGCACGCACGACTCATCATCCACTGCATCGATTGTGAACGATCAAAGACAATTGAAATATCTGTATGAGAAGATGGAGCAACAGGACGCTTGTTATCGTCACTGCGCTTAACACTCGAAAGGCATGCAAGAGACATAGTTTTGTTTTTGGTTGTGTAGGTAGGTTTGTCTTTATATACTTTTGAATTAAAGTACTTCAATTTTTGGGAATATTCTCATTCATTCGTTCTTTTCATTTTTTGGGGGAAAGTTTTTTCAGAATCTCAAAAATGGACAAAAATAAATGTCCATTTTCCACTTTTTCAAAATAGAATGTTTGCAAAAAAACAAAAAGAACGGTATGGTCTCATATCGTCTAAAAGCAAAAAATTTGGTTTTTTTTTGTGAGCATATTTTTTTTTGAATTTTTATAAAAATGATTTAGGAAAATCCTTGTTACTTTTATGTAAGCATATAATACTTACATAAATGTTAGAAAAAGTAACAGAAAAAGTATCAGAAAAGTATGTTTGCAAATCATGTGACTATAAAACGTCATACAAAACAAATTACAACAAACACTTGGGTACACGTAAACACACAATACTTACAAATGCTGACAAAAGTATCGAAAAAGTAACAGAAAAAGTATCAGAAAAGTATGTTTGCGTAACATGTGACTATAAAACGTCACACAAATACAATTACATCAAACACTTGGACACCCGTAAACACGCAATACTTACAAATAACAAAAAAGTATCACAAAATCATATTTGCGAATGTGGGATGACATACAAACATCGCCAAAGCCTACATAAACATAAAAAAATATGCCAGTATAAAGTTGTTTCAACGACGAATACAACCGGAAACACATACAACACAAACAACAACACAACAAACAACTTCAATCTGAATGTTTTTTTGAATGAAACATGTAAAGATGCAATCAACATGTCTGATTTTATTAAAAATCTCACTGTTGAATTGAAAGATCTTGTATTTACAAAAAAAAATGGTATTGTTGATAGTGTTAGCAATATTTTTGTAAACGGTTTGAATGCTCTAGAAATTGAAAAACGTCCAATTCATTGTACTGACCAAAAACGCAAAACACTTTATATTAAAGATGAAAATAAATGGGAAAAAGATAATCACCAAATGTTAGATGAATCAATAAAAAACATAAAAGAGAAACATAAAGATCCTATCAAAGAGTGGGAAGATCAACATCCAAATTGGAATGAAAGTGAAAAACTCACACAAGAGTATTTACAGTTTGTTAAAAGTGTTATTGAAAATATTGGAGAAACCGATGAAAAAAAAATAATTAAGAATATTTCTAATGAGGTACAAATCAAGGAACTAAAGGGATAATTAAGGCATTTTCTGTTGTTGCTGGGAAAATCTTCCATACTTTTGTGCTACTTTCGTGCTACTTTTTGTAGCACGAAAGTAGCACGAATGTATATTTGCAAATGTTGTGACTATACCCGTGACAAAAAACGATTACAATAAACACTTGGGCGCCCGTAAACATAAAATACTTACAAATACTTACAAAATACTTACAAAATACTTACAAAAGTAGCACAAAAATAATGACACAATAATGAAAAAGAGGAAAAAAGTATGCATGTGTATATTGTTACTATAAAACGTTTAAAAAACAGGATTACAATAAACACTTGGGCACCCATAAACATAAAAATAGTTACAAAAGAGGAAAAAAAGTATGCATGTGTATATTGTTACTATAAAACGTTTAAAAAACAGGATTACAATAAACACTTGGGCACCCATAAACATAAAAATAGTTACAAAAGAGGAAAAAAGTATGCATGTGTATATTGTGACTATAAAACGTTTAAAAACAGGATTACAATAAACACTTGGGCGCCTGTAAACATAAAAATAGTTACACTATAATGAAAAAAGATGAAAAAAAAGTAGTACAAAATAATTTTATTGAGTACTAATAATGAATATTGTTGTAGAACCAGAACTTCAAGATATAATTATTCAACCAAAGGAGAAAGAAATTTCATGTAGAATTTGTAATAAACCACACAGTAATGAATTTCCGCTTCACAAAAGATGTAGATGTACTACAGGTTACATGCATAATGATTGTTTAGTAAAATTAATTCTAAAGAAAAGAGTTATGCGCTGTGAAATATGTCGCAATGACTTCTGTGATATAGATGTGAACACTAACACAAGAATTATTCATGGATATCCTTGTGTATATGTGTCAGCCATCTGTAATACATTGTTTATTATTGCAATATGGGTTTTTTATTATACATCATTAAGCAAAGAATGTGAAAATACTTCTAGTGATAATTATACTAGTGAAAGATGTATTAATTATGAAGAAACTAAAAACACGTTTTACTATGCGAATATCTTTGTTACAATATTTATTTCGCTTTTTGGATTTATTTTATGCATTGATATGCGACATTCTGGATTAATTGAACTTGAATATGACCGCGTTATCGTCATACAATAAATATTATAGATAACGGTTTAAAGCGTAAGCACATTATTAATATAATAATGCCTCGTAATACTTCAACCAAAACCTATCCTGCTCTTCGCAGCGCGATTCAGATTGTTGCTCGCAAACAATCTGACCAATTGTATGTTAAATCTATGAAAAATCTTAGTAGCACTTACGCAACTACTGTTAAAAATAGTGGCAGTTTCATGGATTGGGATGATCAAACCTTCAAGAATTTTATTAGCAATGTTGGCGGACACTTTAAATCTGGAATGAAAGGTATCCGCAAAGAGTTTGTTTATCTCAATTTGAAGAATGTTAAAAGTGAAGAGAAGTTTAATTGCGTAATTTCTACGCTCTACAATGCTCATAAACGCAAGTCTGAACACTGTCTTAAATGCGCTACATATGTAATTAATCAAGCACTTTAATTTATCTCATTTAATATAAAATTGAAAATATATTATAGTCTAAACAATTAATTAAAACAATGAAGGCAGGACAACTTACAAGTGTAAGACCTTACATATTAGTTCCAGAAGATGAATATTGGCGAGGTGTACGCACTAAACGCGGGTGGAACATGTTTCGACCAAATATTAATGAAACATGGGAAGTAATCACATTTGATGACGGTAACGGTCGAATGAGTCGAGTTCCTAATTCCTGGTTAATTTACGGTAGTTTGAAAGATCAGGTCGCTATTATAAATACGATGAACCCAAATACCCGAATTCCCACTATTTCAATGTGTAAACTACGTCAAAAAAAATCAAGTTTGTAAATAGATTTATAAAATAATATAAACCCTTTTTTGGTATTATACTATTCAATAACTTTTATGTCCGAAGATGGAGAATATGTAGAAGTGCTATTACCCTCTCTTAATAATATTGGGCGTTTTTTTACTTTACCTGAAGGTGAAAAACTTAAAATAATCGAAGTTGGTCTTTCTATGTTAGATGAAGGTAAAAATAAAGCCTTGGCTCTTGAAAACAGTGAATGGGAAAAAAGCATGAGTGCCTTAAAAGAAGTTCATCAAAAGGATTTGGATGGTGTTCGGCGAGAATTAGAACATGAAAAACAATTATCCGTTGAGAAAATGCAACAATTTCAAAGAGAAAAGAAAGATTTGGCTACAATTATAGAGCAAAACGAGTCACTAAAATATAAAACAGATATTCAACGATTAGAGGATAGAATTCGTCAAAGTGAGGAAAGTTTACGTGTTCGTAACGTTGAATATAACGCTTTGTATGGCGAGTTAACTGAAAAACATGAAGAAAAAACAGACTCTTTACGAAGTATGTATGAAGGCAAAGTCGAAGAAAACGTTAGAATTGCAAATGAAATGCGCGAAAAATACGAAAAAACTCTTATTAAATCACACAATTCTACCATAAAGGGTCAAGAAGGAGAGGAGCATACCCATCAACAACTGAATTGTTTATTTCCGAAAGCAGAGTTTCATGATTGTCACAAAGAATCTGGAAGAGGAGATTTTATTATGACGGAAGGAGAATTTGTAATGATGCTTGAAATTAAAAATTATACAGGAAATGTTAACAAAACTGAGATAGATAAGTTCTATAGAGACGTTAAAAGTGAAAATAATCATGATATTAAATGTGCTGTTTTACTTAGTTTGCGCAGCGGTATTGCAAACAAACAGGATTTTACATTTGAGATTGTAAATAATAAACCAGTTTTATTTCTTCATAATGTTCAAAATCGATGGGAGTACTTAACGATAGTGGTGAACTTCTTCAAAGCAATCTCTAATAAATCGATTGATTATGGAAATTCCGAATTAGTTGATACACTTAAAAAAATACTTACTACAACAAAACGTAATTTTAATAGACAGCGTAAAAGAATACAAAAATTTGCAAAAGACCAAAACGATGATATTAATGATATGGAACAATCTATTCAACAAATTTTCTCATTATTATCAATATAAATAACATTTTTCATATTATAGTAAAATATATTATGAAAAAAGTAATCAGTTTTTGCATTTATGGTAATAGTTCAAAATATTGTCTCGGGGCTATAGAAAACGCACAAGATATTAGAGAAAAATATCCCGATTGGAGTGTCTACATGTATTATAATAATGTACCAAGTGGTATATTAGACGTTCTCAAGGAATACGGATGTAAATTAATTCCATACGATTCTAAAAACAGTCCTTGTATTGGTATGTTTTATCGATTTTTGCCTCTGCATGATGAAACAGTTGATCTTTGGATTAGCCGTGATTGTGATTCTAGAATATCACAAAGAGAAATGGACTTAGTTGAACAATGGATCCAAAGCGACAAAATGTTTCATGTTATTAGAGACCATCCATATCATGGGATAACCATACTAGGTGGTACATTTGGTATTAAAAACAGACTGTTCAATAATCAATATTCAATAAAGATATCTGATTTTATTGAAAATTATTACGAACAATCGAAAGGTTTACTGAAAGGACCTGACCAAAAATTTCTTGTTAGAGACATGTGGCCTCTAATTAAAGATGACCATATAGCACATATTTCATGCCCTAATGTTAGATTCCACGAAAATGACATATTGATACCATCCGTTGCTCAACATGTCGGTAGGGATATTGCTGCTAATGATAAAACAATAATAAAATATGGAACATTACTTCAAAGTAGTATTTGATTTTAAAAAAGGCAATAATTTTTTTTCAGCCAAATTATGACGATCAATATAAAATAACCCCAGTAGTGATAAAGATAACAAAACGAAATTAAAGGTATTCATGGGAATGTGAAGATATTTGCTTGCTATATGCGCTGTATATCCAAAAAATATACCTAGAGTTCCACCAACAAATAACTGTAATGGGGTATGTTTTCTATATACCAATCTTTGTGATATTGTTAATGATGATGTTATTCCACTAATAATTAATAATAGTGGATTTTTTGTGTAAAAATATAAGTAAGTAGTTGCAAACATTACTGATTGAGCATGACCAGAAGGCATGCCAAGACAAGGATTTGTTGTTGCATCATGTTTTACGATATTAATAGGATTTTCAGGTCTAGACTGTTGACATATTTGTTTAAGTAATCCATTAGTGCCTTGATTTATGGCAATAAATAAAGAAAAAATAATTAGAGAGGTAAAATTATTAAAACTATCATTCATTATAACATTATTTAAAATAATTGCAAATACAAAGGCTGGCATTGTAATATAACCATAATATCCTATTAGAAATGGTGTTTCTAACGTTAAAGGACAATCTATCATTATTTATAATATATACCAATTTTATATTATATAGTTTTTAATACTGATAAAGATTGGTGCTCTTCATTGAAAATGACCAATCTATATTATTGAGATTTATTTGAATCCCCTTATCATCTGTAAGACGAATTCGCATGCGTTTGATATTTACCGGACCAAAATATGTTCTATTATTGTTTTTTAATGTCTCATCATTAGATAACATGTATTGAAATGTGCTTGTTGAAGGCAAACTTCTGTATGCATCCCCATCATCAGCCGATAACCAACCAACACCAGAATTATTAACTGTTTGGTTACGAATAACAGGTATCCTGGCTAAAATATCTGTTGCTGGAGGAGGTGTTGAATACGTATTCGTCGTTGCCACGCGATTTGAAAGTATCTCATTAATTGTATGGATTTGCGCCAATGTTAATTTTCTGGTAGGGTCGTCAGTGACACTTTTAATTTCTCCTGGACCCCATTCCCGATTGTTGGGTTCAATTGTGCCCACATCTGCACCACTTAAATCATAATTATAGTATTCAGGTAAATTTATTTGATCTTTTTTTTGAGCGCTTGCCGCATTAACAATACCTTGGCTTTGTCTATTCTGGTTAAAATCATCTAATAGAATGAATATATACTTTGGACCTGTAATATCAATTGGCGCATCACTAAGATATGCTGGATAAGGAATATTATTAAATATTTTTGTTCCTATTACAGATGGGCTATACATTTCCTTTCGAAATCCTAGCATCCATCCAAGATTATGGTTTGTTTTTGAATTAGCAAAAGGGGCTGTTTCGCTAGATGCATTAGTATCTCTTATAGATTGTGTAGATTTATTGGCCATACCCCCTTGTCCCAAACCAAAAAACATGATTGTAAAATTGCGAGATGCTTTGCTATAAAAATAGCATTTTCCAGTTCCTATTTCGTAACCACATCTAATTTCCGAAACCCCATCTTGTTCTGTAATAGGATAATATTGTGCTGTTTGTTTTAATTTATAGTTAATGGTTGCAATAACACCACTCAAATCGTAGTAACTGTCAGGTATACTGATAACTGCAAAACTAGCATCTGTAGTTGATGTGCGATATTGTGCTCCACCATTATCGCCCCAAATTAAAAAAGTCGATGTTCCATATTCATAGTTAATATTATGCCATGAAAGGGGTAATTCAATTGATTGCATCTGCAATTCAATTACATTTGTAAGTGTATCCGACAAACTAAATGTAAAATCAGTTGAAGTCTTCGTCAAATCATCACGAAACTGACTATCTACATTTATTAGACGATATGTAAGATTCTCAAACCTTGGATTCATCTCTCCCTGAATCACAGGAACGTTATAGTTGTTTTGGATTCCTACCTTTTGCTGACGCCCAATCACATGGTTGCCATCATTCAAATATTCGACATTATTTACTCTTGATGTATACTTATCTGAATCCTGGGGCCGTAATGGAAACTGTTCTTTTAAAAACTTATTTACGTTTTCTTCTTTCTTTTCCAGATTTTTTTCATCCAAATTATCCTTAATTAAGTCTTCTATTAATGCATTTTTTATGTTTTCCATAAACATACTTAATTCTGGTCTATTTTCTTTTCCAAATTTTTCTTTCCATTCCGTTACCTTTTCTTGAATATCCTCTTTTGTAGCAGTTTCCTGGTCTAGTTCTATTATTTTGTATAATTCGTTTGCTGTATAATGATCCACATTATAATCCATCTTGTATATATGCTATAAATATTATTTAATTCCATATTTCTTTTGAAACATTGCTGCGCAATATTCTTTGATATTTTTTTCAAATTGTCTATTGAAAATGTCCTGATATTTTTGAGACATACATGTAATACTATCACCTCTCTTAAAATTTGCTCTTCCTTTGAACATCATCATTTCCAAAAATTGAATTTCATCTTCCCCGTATTCTAGCATTTCTTCGCGGCTAATATGATATTCTCCTCTATAAATATATCGATTGTAATTTCCTTCCTTATAAATTTTTCGCTTTGTTGAAGTGTCAACCCAATTTTTTACTATTCCCATTCCAATTAGTTTATTAATATCATTATTCATTTCAAATATGATAGCACATGAGTTTATAGGAATACTTACTGGTATTCTTCTAGGTGTTCCATAAATACAACCCGTTAACTCTTTTTTCACCATATATTCTTGGTTTTGCTCATATGTTTCATTTGTAAAACGTGTACAACCTATATGATGTAATGTCATGTTAATATGTTATTCATAATAACATGTTAAATTATATTCAATTTTTACTCAAAACTACTGCCCACATAGTTTTCTGGTTTAATATTGTGTAACTCTTCTTTAATCTCTTTCGATACTTCAAGATTTTCAACAAAATGAAATAAATCTTCGTATGTTATTTGTTTATTGTTTCGTGATAAATTTTTCATTAATTCATATGCATTTGAAAACCCATGTTTTCGCAACACTGTTTGATAACCTTCTACAATAACACAGCAATTTTTTTCAAGTTCTGCATTAATTACCGTCGTATTTGGAACAATTTTTTTTAAACCGGCAACAATAGATTTCAATGCAACCATTGTGTATCCAAAAGCCATTCCAACATTTCTAATAACAGTTGAGTCTGTCAAATCACGTTGAAGGCGCGACTGGGGTAGTTTTTCGGAAAAAAATCCAAATAGTGCATTGGCCAAACCAAGATTTCCTTCTGCATTTTCAAAATTAATCGGATTTACCTTGTGAGGCATTGTTGATGAACCAGTTTCACTGTTTACTATCTTTTGAGAGAGATAGTTCATAGAAATATACAACCAAATATCCATACAAAAATCCTTCAAAATTACATTTATTCTTGAATAAATATTAAATAATTTTGATGCATTGTCATATTGGTCAATCTGAGTCGTGTATTTTTGTCTTTCCATATCAAATGACTCTACGAAGTTTGTAGCGAATTTTATCCAATCGTGTTTAGGATAGGCGCAATAATGAGCATTCAAATTACCAACAGCACCACCAAACTTAGTAGATACTACAAAATCTTTTAATTCCTTCAACTCTTTTGAAATTCTATCAATAAACACACGCAATTCTTTACCTAATGTGCTCGGAACCGCAGGTTGTCCGTGGGTTCTAGTAATAATTACTATCTTTTTCCATTCATCGCTCATAGTAGACATGTTATTAATTAATAATTCTAATTGTGGGATTAAAACGTTTTGTGTTGCATCTTGTAGCATTAAAGAAAATGACATATTGTTTATATCCTGGGACGTTAAACCAAAGTGTATCATTTCTACACGATGTTTAAAATTAAGAAATTCTTCTCTAATTATTGCCTTAATGTAGTACTCAATCGCCTTTACATCATGATTTGTAATTTTTTCAAATTCTAAAATTTCATGATATTCCCGTGTAAAATCCCTTTTCTCATATATATTCTTGGAATATTCAACTATTTCGGAATTATCGTCTATTTTTTCAAGTTTCAGAAAACGCATAAGTTCTATAAAGTAAGCAAATTCAATGAATACACGGTATCGTGTATAAGATGCAGTAGAAAAAATAGGTAGTAATGAACTTATTTTTTCTTTATAACGGTCATCTAATGGACATATTTCCATTTGTTAATTAATTCATGGGTATATTTTTATATCTTTTTATAAAATTCAAACTTGTTGCTGAAGTTTTTAACTTCTTCTCGTAAATTTTTTATTTCAGAATTTTCATCTATTCCCTCTAAGAATGATGATAAACGTTTCCCCTTTTCATTTTGAATATTACCTGCAATAGTTATGCATCTGTATATATAATTTGCTACTTGAATGCAATCATCGCCATCAAAACCTCTTGTTGTTATTGCGGGAGTTCCTATTCTAATTCCACTAGGCGATAATGCATTTTTATCACCAAAAACAGTATTTTTATTTACACTTATATTACATAATTCGCAAACCTTTTCTACCTTACTGCCTGTTAATTTTTTATTTCTCAAATTTATTAAAAATAAATGATTGTCAGTACCATCCGTTACGATATCACATCCTAGTTCTTGCAACGTTTTGCTCATTATTCTTGAATTTATTATAACTTGTTCAATATAGGTATGATACTCTTCGGATTTCGCCAATTTTAATTGTACTGCTAGTGCACCTATTTGATTTTCATGAGGACCTCCTTGTAGTCCAGGGAAAACTGTATCATGCAATCTTTGAACCCAATCCTCTTTATTGCGAATAAATATCATGCCCGATCTTGGTCCTCGTAATGTTTTATGTGTTGTTGATGTTACTATATCACAGTATTGAAACGGCGATTTCATGTTTTCGGTAGCAACTAAACCACTAATATGTGCCATATCACACATTAAATAAGCATCAACACTATCAGCAATTTTACGAAATCTTTCATAATCAAAATCTCTTGAATAAGAACTTGCACCACAAATAATAAGTTTAGGTTTAAATATTGCTGCCCTTTTTTCAAGTTCATCATAATCAATATATCCTGTTTCATTTATAACATACGGCAATGACTCAAAATAAACTGATGTAGCGCTTATTTTTTTGTTTTTTGTAAAAAAACCATGCGTTAAGTGTCCGCCAGAGGGAAGATCTAACCCCATAATTCTATCATGAGGTTTTAATAAAGTCGTATATGCTGCAAAATTAGCAGCACTACCGGATAGAGGTTGGACATTAACTCCCCATTCATCACTGTTCAAATTATATAATTCTAAAGCCCTTTTTTCACATAACCGCTCTATCTTATCGATTACTTCGTTACCTCCATAATACCTTTTACCAGGTCTTCCTTCAGAATATTTGTTTGTAAGTACTGAACCAAGACATTCTAATACGCAATTCGGAGCGAAATTTTCTGATGCTATCAGTTCAATACCATCTCTTTGGCGAGAGAATTCCTGACTTAAAAGTTTGTGCATATCTTCATCAACTTCTTTCAAAGTTTTATTCATATATATTAGTTTTCTATAATATTCGCTTTAATTGGTTTATGATCCGAAGGATTATTGTCTAAATCTATAACCTTTGTATTTATTTTATACTTTTTATCCTCACTAATGATGTAGTCTAGAATTTGTGGATGACGAAAATACCTACTATTGAGTGTATTTCTTTTATTATTTACTTGAAAAATAAAATATTGATTTAAATTTTGCGTGTTAAAATCACCCGTTAATATCGCTTTTTCATATGGTAAATATGACTTTAATTCCTCTAATTGTTGTTCAATTATATTATTTACTTTTGTACAACAAAAATTCATTTCTTCTGATTGTAGATGTGTATTTACTATAGTTAATCCGCCAATAGTAGCCATTAAAAATCCTTTATTTGAAAATTTGTCACATCCAGATGATATTTTATAAGAGCGAAACATTTCATAATAAATTGGTATTTTACTTAAAATTACCAAACCACTATTTTCTCCAAATAAATATTTCTTTTTTAAACTACCCGTTAATAAAAATGGATAGATGTGGTTGGTTCTATTTTGTATATTTTGCAAGAGTTCATCACAAAAGCATTCTTGAATACATATAACATCGCTATTTAACTCAATAAGTTTTTCAATTATACTATATGTTTTGGATTCTGTTAGGTATAGTGGTATACCATGAATATTCCAAGAAGTAATTGTTGTCGGTTCTGGAATAATATGTCCATAATTTTGATAATAGTCATCACCCGTATTATCTATATATCCAGTATCCAAATAATATGAAAACGTAAATAGCCGAAATAGTCTTAAAAAATAAAGGAGAAAATTAAAAAGAATAATTAAAGAATACATATATATATTTCCTTAATATATATTTATCGGTTTTGATAGCAAATGGTGCTTTTTTTTTGGTGCATTTATTAAAGTTCGTAATTACATTCCAAACGGCACAAGTGGCTGTGAACCAGTAAACTTGAAGTTATTTTCTCTTTGAAACTTATTTTTTTGATATGTTCGCATACTTTTAACTGAGTTTTCAATAGACGTAAATCTTTCTTGAAGAGATGCTAACTCTGCATTCGTATGCACCAATTCTCTTTTTGTTTTTTCTAATTCTTTTTTAAAAAATTCATGTTCATGAACAATTTTATTATATTTTGAAGGAGTTAAATTTCTTATTTCTGAAAGATTACTTGATAGGCGCAGAAATTGAGGAGATATTTTCGAGACGTGTCTTAGCATATTCTATAGTATATAAAATTGAATAGTTTATATTGTTTATTGAAAATATTATAAGATGCAATCAGAAATAATAGCACACCTTGAGGACCAATATGTTAAAAATGTTTATAATAAAATAGCGCCATATTTTGATAATACGCGCGGATATACGTGGTCATGGATACGAGAATTTGTCAATTCTCATGTAAAAACAGGAGATGTTGTTTACGATATTGGCTGCGGAAATGGTCGCAATATGTCTTTTAAGAAAGATGCCTGTTTTATTGGCTTGGATAATTGTAAAAAATTTGCCGAAATATGTGAAAGAAAAGGGCTCACTGCGGTTGTAGGTGATATGTGTGATATTCCATTTGATACTAACTCGGCAGATGCTGTGATTTGTATTGCTTCATTTCATCATCTTATTAATCCACAAAGACGTAGAGAAGCACTCTACGAAATTGCTAGGATTTGTAAAAATAATGGACGAATTCTATTGTCTGTATGGTCAATTAATCAACCAGAAAAAACTCGGCGTGTATTCACAAAATATGGAGATACTATCGTCCAATGGAATCAAAATGGTGAAATATTCGATAGATTTTACTATATATTTAAAATCGAGGAAATTTCCAAACTCTTTGACGAGTGTGGACTCTTTATAGTAACTCATAAATATGATTGCGGTAACGAAGTATTTATTCTTAGACCCAAATAAAAAAAATTTGTAAATGGAGACATTTTTTAGGTGCATTTTTTTTTGTTTATGCGTTGTCGCAGACATCTTGGGTAAATTGGAGGCGGCGAGCACGCTTGGGAGCAGGAGGGGGAGTGGTAGGAACTTCGTATGTAGAAGGTGGTGGCGTTGCAGGGCAAACTTGCGCGGTATCGTCATCAATTTTGTAACTTTCAACACCCGTGCATAGGTCGGCCATTGAGGTATCTGTCTCTGGAGTGCATTCTTGCTGAATCCTTGTGCGAATCATCGAACACTGGTGTTCGGTCAACTCATTGATGTCGGCCGCACTGGACTCTGTATACACCCGTGTGTAGGTCGTTTTGACAAGATTTTCGATCTCTTCAAACTGGCTTGTAATAACCTTTTCATTGTATTCAAGGACCTTTTCTGCGTTTTTAAGAGCGCGAGTCTGTTCGTCTTGCATCGTGGTAATCAGGTTGCGAAGACGTGTGATCTCGTCGGTCGTGTCCTGATAAACATCGCGCTGCCATGAGTGGTTGGCAAAGATATTCCAATAGCAAGGATCGTCATATACCATGCGTGCCTGTTCACCACTATGCAACTTGTTGCGAATATTTATCGAAGCATAACTCTCAAACCAATGCTCAAAATGAACAAACAATTGATAAAATGTGCGGTCGTCCTCCTCCTTGCGGATCATGTCAACGCGCTTGACAACACCAATCTCGTTACGGTAAAACGCAACAGCAACTTGCTCCCGCGTTACAGACAACTTCGCATAGGGAATGAAAATGCTCATTGTATGTTCAAGATCAGGAAACTGGACCGGAGACTCAGTGGAAACATCGGTCGGCTCACATCCGGGAATAGGCTTGGAGAAGGACATTGTTGAATTTACGAGTGTTGAAAAGATTAGTAGTTTTAGTTTTAGTGTTGGTGTAGGAATGATTTTGGATACTTTATAGATTTTGGAATTATTTTGTTTCAATTTTTTGGAATTTCAAAAAGGAGTAAAAAATTGAATCTTTCTTTATAAAAAACTATAAAAGAAAATGAATCCCAAAGCAATTATTAGTGTTTATCGCAGTATTCTTCGCCAATCAAAAAAGAATTATCATGACATAGATTTATCAAAAGGTATCCTTACGGTTCGCGATAGTAAATATTGCAAGACAATATTTGTTGATAATTATTGTCTTGAAAAGCACAATATTTATTCAGTTATTTCTGGACCATACCAGAGCAAACCGATGAATGTTATTTCGTGGATTAAAAATCAAATTAGAGAAGAACAATCTACAAAAAAAAATATAGATATACTTTTCGAAGTTCATAGAGATTTGGGAGAAATCCTAACAATTGCTGAGTATGAAACAGTTATTAGATATGAATATTAAAAAAAAGAATTTTCTACAAAAAGCGTGTAATATTTGTTTGATAAGATTACGAAGAAGCAATAGCAACAGGTGTTGGAGCAATGACATCATCCTCTTTTTTATCAGTTTTACAAAGAAGTTTTAGGTCTTTGTAATAGTCCTTCACTTTTTTATTTACCTTAATCTTTTGGGGATTAAATGAACTAAGATAAAGACCAGATAGATCACTTACACGTGAAAGGGCTACATATGATTGTCCACATTCGAAAATACCACTACCAATATCAATTTGGGCTACGTCTAGAGTTGCGCCCTGAGATTTATGAATGGTTACGGCCCAAGCCAGAATGAGAGGAATTTGAGCAACACCAAGACCAGGAATATTTTCACTTAGCCATGTGTGCGGAGATATTGTTTTCACTATGCCATTATAGAAACGCACTACCGGTGAGTCACCTACAAATTCTTGTATTACACCCTGACTTCCATTATAAATTCCTGCTTCCATATCAATGTTTGCAATACACATCACTTGTGCTCCAACTCGAAGTTTGAGAGTTTTCTCAAAAAGAGCATTGTTGATAAGGAAATCAGTTTCACGTTTCTTTTGTTCTGCCGAATGACTCTTCTTTTTCTTGGACTTTTCTTTTTTATCTTCATCTTTAGATGTAGGCTTCAAAGACATTTTTTGAAAGAACGACTCTAGTTTTTCAGTTTCGGCTTTTTTATCCTCTTCTTTTTGTTTTTCTTGACGAAGCACTTCCTCGTCGTCTACCAGTTCTACTGGTTTACAACCAAATTCCTTTACGTCGGTAGTAAGTTTTTCCATTTCAGTGCGGTTAATTGCGTCAACTGCACGACGAGTTGGCAGAAGAATAGTCGGTTTGACGGGCAATTCAGGATCAACTTCACGTCCAACATATGAGAGAAGCGTATTATATGGAGTTTTTGTTAGTCGTCCTTCACGAATTTGATTTAGAATTTTAGTGAACGAATGATCTTTTTGACGGAAAATAGTCTTTAGTGGGATTTGATTTGTTTCAAAATTGCTGTTTGAAAATGCATGATTCCAAAGCGGAGATTCGAAACAGAATCTGGAAGAATCTGGGTCGCCCTCGTTTCCTATTGGAGGAAGTTGATAAAAGTCACCACAAAATACTAGTTGGATACCTCCAAAGGGATGACCGTTCTTTCTCACTCGCTGACCAATATGGTCAAGAAGATTAAAGAGTCTAAACGAAAGCATACTTACTTCATCTACAATAAGCAGACTTGTGTATTTCCAATTGTTTCGCTTGTAATTGTTTGTTACGATTCTTCCTGCAATAAGGTCATCATCACCCCTAGCAAGACCAATACCAGCCCATGAATGAAGAGTTTTTGCGCCACAATTAAGTAAAATTGCCGCACAACCAGTCATTGCACAAATTGATACCTTTTTACCATTCTGTTTTGCATGTGATGCAATCTTTTTTATGAGATAGGATTTGCCGGCACCACCAGGTCCTGTAATAAATATGTTTTCGCCTGAAACATATTTATCAAAAGCAAGTTGCTGTTCTGGCGAAAAGTTATTTGCCATTATTGTCTTTATTGCTGTACTATAATTGTATTTATATTTCTTTCAATTTTTTGTTTTGAATTTGAATTTGAATTTGTTATTTGTTTTGATTGGATATTTTCTAACCTAATAAGACCTCTGTAACTTGTATATCCTAACATCCCAATAAACAATGTCCCAAGTATTGATGATGGTATTTCGCCATTAAATAAAAATGATATTCCAAAAAGCATGAGTGGAACAAATACAAACACGTATGCTGTGTAAAAAACGCTAAACCAATTGTAGTGAGTAACTAAATTTCCTAACCGTTTTGCTCCCTGGATAGGTAAATTTCTAATTCTTTTAATAGGGTAAAAAACCATTACTCCAGTTGCATTAAAAATAAAATGGCATACAGCAATTTGAACAGAATTACGAGACTCTGTTACTAGCGAAGCCATAAATGCCGTGCATGTTGTTCCCAAATTTGCACCCAATGTTAATGGAAGCATTTGCTCAAGGCTTATAATTGAAAGCCCCACAAGAGGAGTCAGTGTCGATGTGGTAATTGAACTTGACTGAACTGATATTGTTAGCAGCATACCAAATAATATGGATAAAACCCCATTTTTTGTTATTGTGTTTACAAGAAGATCAAGAATACGACCACGACCACGACCTTGAAGTACAATAGTATGTAGGGTCTTTACAATTTTATATAAGGCTACACAGAGAATTCCAAGTGACATAATCAATGCAACAATACCACCACCAGTATCACCTAATTCTGAAAAGATTCCTGATTTTATAACATCTCCATTTTCATATTTGTCATTCCATTTTGTAAGCGTATAACATTCATCATGATCAAGATTCCAACATCCTGTGGTATCGCCACCTTCTGGTATTGTTGTATTTGTATCTAACAAACATGAAACACAGCCCTTTGCATTTGCCGAAATAATTTTTTTATCAATGCTAATAAACATTTTAACAATAGGTGCTACAATAAGTTTCAAAGGGGATTTAAATTTCAAACCTTTAAGGTCAAAAACAGAAGTAGTTATACTATCAGAAACTGTTTCCAAAAAAGGAGCGCCTAATGCCCCAGTTATAATTTCAAAAGGGAGCATGGTCCCTACGCATATCAAATTAAAGATATCATGAATAGTTGCACCAGAAAAGGCCCTTTTAAATTCATCTATATTACCAACATGTCCATGCGAAACGATAGTGTTGGTAACAGAAGTTCCAATATTAGCACCCATAATTAATGGTATTGCTTGTTGAGTATTTACCAAATCAGCACCAACCATTGAAACTATAATTGAAGTCGTAGTACTACTTGATTGAAGCATAACAGTTACCAAAATACCTACAATTAATCCAGCAATTGGATTATTGATTTCCTTAAATAATTCACCTATATTTTTACCACTTAATGCTTTGAATGCAGAACCCATCATGTCTAATCCAAAAAGAAATGCATATAAAGAGGATAAAATAATAAAGGTTCTCCAAGCCATTAATTGTTTTGTAACGATCTCTTTTTCTGAAGTTGTTGTTTCTCCAAGTCGTTCAACAATTTGTGTCGTTCTTTCTTCGATTTTGCTTATTTCTGTAATTTGTTCTAACTGGTGCGTAATTCCAAGTTTTGTTTGTAAATAGTCATTTATTTCTTGATTCGACCATTTTTTTGAAGGAGAACCAGGAAGAATTTGGTGTAATTCAAAATCCTGTTGTTTTTCTTGAAAGTTAATTAATAACCCTTCACATTTTTTAAATACATTTTCAATTCGCATTACGTCAAATCGGATAGATTTTTCTTTAAGAGTTTCAAATATTGATAATAATTCCTCTGAATTATAAAATTCTTGTGAATTCAAAACAATATTATGATCAGTATGGGTAATATCGTTACACACATTAAAGGCTTTTTTATTGCGTTTTTTTATAATTTTAATTAATGCAATAACATTTAATAAAATAAAATGTCGGAATTCATCGATTTTGTTATAAAAATCTTGTATTAATTTTTTTATTTCTTGCTTATCATCATCAGTTAATTCATTATCCATTGATATTACAATATCATCTAACTCAGATGATAATAAACCAATATTTTCTTTATAAAATTTATTAATTTTATCTAGTTCTTTTTCCAAAAACAAATCAAAACTCCTAAAAATTTCTTCATTATCACTTTCCAAATTGAATTCTTCTCCCCGAATTATAAACTTAAGTGATTTATAATCAAGATACTCGTTTTTCCATTTGGAAATACGTTCATCTTGCAAATCTTTTCCGAATTTAACCATTAGTTATAGTGGTGTATATTTTTTAGATTTTAAATAATTTTATTAAAATCTAAAATTTAACGGCTTGTGGAAAATCAAATTTTACAAGATTATCGCTTGCATCCTTTGCATCCACGTTTACATATTTTAAATAAGGATTATTATCGTCTACCGTATTAAATAATTTGCCTTCCGGGTCAATAAAGGTGTTATTTGCGGTTCCATCAATAGCATTGTCTATATCCGGCGCTGCAATCTCACGTGTGACAACTAAGTTTTGTCCATTTAGCGCAAGAGTGGTATATTGACTTTCACTGTTCTTTTTATGAAATGAATTTGAATGTGTGCACGGAACACACTCGTGTTTTCCTTTGGATAACGAAAAAAGTGTGTCGTAACTGCTTGTTTGTGTTACCTGTGTTGAAGTGAATTTAACATTTCCGCTGTAATCATTTTTTTCATTATGTTCGGTGGCTTGTTGTTTCATATGCTGAAAATTTGTTTTGTCTTTTCTTTGACGTGCGACATCACTGCCTGACATATTAGGATGTAAACTTCCAAATGCTTTTGCGGCCATGGTCTTCTTAATGTATATATATATAAAAAATTGATGTAAATCAATCACTATTAGATATAAATAAGGCTAAACTAAAATGACCAAATTCTCTTTCAATCCTTTCTCGTGTTTTTCAGGTTGCACTAGTAAACCAATCCAAAAAGAAGATTCCGTTGTATTTTCACCACTAACACTAGGTGTTAAATATTCGGAAACTATACCATTTGTTCCTCCAGTAGAAAATGGTTATATTGTAAAAGTTTATGATGGAGATACCATTACTTTGGCAACTCGACTTCCCATTGTTCCTCTTGATAAACAACCGATCTATCGGTTTTCAGTTCGTTTGAATGGCATTGATACGCCAGAAATCAAAGGTAAAGATCACGATGAAAAAACTGCTGCTGTAAGAGCGAGAGATTTCCTATCACAACATGTTATGAATAAAATGGTTACTCTTGAAGATGTAAAACTAGAAAAGTATGGTCGTCTTTTGGCAACAGTTATTAGCGATAAAGGTGATAATATGAATAAACTTATGATAAAAAAAAGGCATGCTGTTGCATATGATGGTGGTACGAAAAAGTCTCCAGTATCGTGGCAACGATACTATGATACTGGAAAGATAGAGTAATTAGATATTTTGAAATCTTAACTTTCATAAATGCAAGTAAAATCAAGACAAAACGAATAATCCATGCTATTCATATTAATATTTCTTCCATATTCGTCTAAGAGTTGAATATGCAATTTTTGAATATCTACTGGTCCAAAATAATTGCGGGTTTTTGTAACCATATCATTGTTGTTTATCGAGTTCATGGCAAAAGCATCTTCTTTTATTGATATTCTACCTAAAATATTTTTTCCAAGGAGCGACGATGTAAAGGCAGAAGCAAAATAATCGTTAACATTATTGTTATAATCATCAACAGAAAGAAAGAGATACCGATTACCCTTAAAATCACATAACCCTTCAGAAGCATAAGAGAGACTACCTGTATATTTACTTACCCGAAATCCTAATACCCATCCTAATTTTAATTGAACTGGATTTGACTTATCTTCCGAACCATCAGATGTTACACCAAAATCTAACGTTAAACTAGTTATTGTACCTGTGCTTTTTTTGGCTATGATTGTTTTTTGTGATGTATCATCAATAGACATTATTATTTCAGAATCTAATCCTACCTTTGGAAGTGCGACATCATTTACATAGGCTACAAACTGGGCTTTTGTATAATTTCCATCAGGAATAGTAACAATCTTGTTGGAAACAGCATTAGTACTAATCGAAAAATAATTATTATCAAGTCCTCTACTTATTGTGTAAAATGTATTTGGTAATTCAATAGAGCGTAAATGTATGGCAAGAACATTTTTGTATGTGTTTGGAAGCGTTAAATGAATATCAGTGCTGCTTGTGCTGTAATAATTTTCTCTAAATTTGGTATCAATATTTAAACTTTTCACTATGATATTCTTGGCTATCGGATTTACAACACCTCCAACAGCAGATACTTCATATGTGGCCATGGGTCTAGATTGGTCTTGTTTATTTGTTGTTTCAACATTATTTATTCCAGATGTATTTTTTTGTGTTAATAATTTTTCTTGTTCAGTTACACCTGTTTGCAAAGAAAACAGTAAATTTTGCTGTACACTATTAATAAATTCAGAAACAGACTGTTTATCTTGCGAACCTAAACTTCCATCGCTTAAAATTTCATCCTTTAATCTGGAACAATTTTGCATGACCTGATTATTGTTATATGGATATGATAAATTAACTAGATTACATAATTCTTCGTTTGAATAATTGTTTACATCTAAGTTCATCGAGTTGTTCATTTTATTTAACTATATATCTTAAATTTATTTTATTATAAAATAAAATAAATAATGATTGTTTCATTATGTAATATGGAAGAAAATACCATCATTAACAAACAAATTACTGAAGAAAGTTTGAAAGAAGAAGAAAAACCTGATATATCAAATCCATCTAAAGAAGAATTTCAAACCTACATTGACCAACGACCTTACCTAGTAATGTCCCCTGATTATTCAGTTCGATTATACAAATCAACAAGAGAAATCTCTCGCGAAATCTTGGTTGATTTTTCTACTATCTCAAGAAAAATAAAAGATAGTTTGTTAAATGACTGCTATTGCTGTTCAAAAACTACTGGATTTATTTACTATATTCGCAAATTAGAACTATAATCCACAAAATTGAAAATATTTTAATATGAGTTGTTTAAAGGCATAAAAGTAACAAATACAATAATGGCTTGTACAACTGTTTCAGCACCAATTGATATTGAACAGATTCATGGACAGGATGATGATTTTGCAAAAATTACTCCTGAGAATCGCTACAAATATGAAAATCTTGTCTTCGCTATCCTGAAATGGATAATGGATATCGAAGAAAAAAACAAAAATTCTAAGAATAATATTAATATGAAAAAGGAATTTCATCGTTATTTTGCTAGGATTTCCAGAGAAGTAACCAAAAGAGATAAGATTTTCATTAAAAAAACTTTGGTAATTTACATTTATCGTCGCCTTATCGAGGAAGGTAAACTCGAAAGTCATCCTCTCATGTGGCAACTTATTCAAAAGCGTTCTAGAAATATTTCAGGCATTACTTCAATTACTGTTCTAACTTCTCCTTTTCCGGACGGACAAAAATTTAGTTGCAAACACAACTGTTATATGTGTCCTGCTGAACCAGGACAACCTCGTTCTTATCTTACCAAAGAGCCGGCTGTTAGTAGGGCTACTCGAAATAAACATGATGCTATTTTGCAAATAACTGACCGCCTCAACAGCCTTCTTGCATGTGGTTGTGAGATTGATAAAATCGAAATTATTATTGAAGGTGGAACATACACAGAATATCCTGTTGAATATTTGGAACGATTTCATCGGGATTTGATTTATGTGGCTAATACGTATTTTGACCGTGAAAAGCGTGATAAATTGACTATTAATGAAGAGATTATGGAAAATCGTAGTGCAAAAATTAAGATTATTGGCATATGCATTGAAACACGACCAGATGCACTTGGTGAAAGCAATAATGGAAAACATTGGTTGCGAAACTTTCGCGAGTGGGGTGTTACACGTGTTCAAGTAGGAGTTCAATCTCTTGATGATAATGTTCTCTTGAAAATTAATCGTGGTCATACGGTTAATGACGCGATTAAGGGAATATATCTTCTTAAAACGCATGGATTTAAGGTTGACATTCATATGATGCCTGATCTTCCAGGTGCTACACCAGAAACTGATAAGATGGGATTTCATAAACTGTTTACCAGTACGCTATTTCGTCCTGACCAAGTAAAGGTTTATCCCAATGAAGTAGTTCCTTGGAGCGTTCTTAAAAAAATGTATGACCGCGGAGAGTATGTTCCTTATGCTGAGAAAAACCAACGGGATATAATGGACGTAGTTAAATATGCTATTGAAAATTGCCCTCCGGATATTCGGTTTCCAAGGGTAACGCGAGATATTCCAACTGAATACATTTCAGCAGGAAACGAACATCCAAATTTGCGTCAAATGGCTGAAAAGGAGTTGGTTGATGAAGGAAAGCATATCAATGAAATCCGATTTCGTGAAATTGGACGACATCCGGAGTACAGCCTAGAAAACGCAAAATATAGAATTCGCGAATACCCTTATACTGGAGGAAACAAGGACTTCTTTATCTCACTGGAAAGCCCAGATGAAAAAGTAATCTTTGGATTTCTGCGACTTATGCTTCCAAATATTGTTCCTTCTGAATGGATTAAAAATCCTAATAACAGTTGGTTTCGAGACTTTTATCAAGTATTTCCTTGTCTCTACAAAAAGGGGCTTGTTCGGGAACTACATGTTTATGGAAATGTAGTTCCGGTAGGGTATAATAAAAAAAAAGAAATCCAGCATAAGGGTGTTGGGCGAACACTCCTTAAAATGGCTGAATGGATTACATATACTGATAGCAATTGTTATGATGGTATTGCTGTTATTTCTGGAATTGGCGTTATGGATTATTACTCTAAAAATGGTTATCATTATGATGATACTTACATGATTAAAAAATTTCGAACAAATTTTACACATGTTGTTCCTACTGGTATTCTCGCTATAGTTGTCTCTAATGTAATATTGCCTGCCAATAATATTTGTTCAATTGAGAGTATGAAATATATTAACCTCTTCATGGGTTTTATTATTATCATTAGTATGTGCACATTTTACTATCTTCGTAATTACAGTATTATCGCCGGTTCTTTTAACTTTGTAACCTCTAGCAATTAGCACTATTCTTTCTCGTCCATAAGAAGAACAGCCATAGCACTGTAATTATGAAGATCAATTAACGTATCTCTGAGACTTTCATCATTTACCATAGTAACCCCTTTTTTAGTGATATTTGAAAGACGCTGAATTTTATCTCCCATGCGCACAAGAACTCCAATAGGACCATAGTTTGCAAAGGCATCGCCATAATCCGCATTTTTTCTTTTAAAAAGTTCAAGACCTTCTTGTTGAACTTGTGAAAACTGCTCTACTCGATTAGTCTGGTGTTGTTGGTCTTTGCTAGACATTTTATTTATTTATAATTGACTTATAACGTTATTTATAAGTCAATTTTCAAAGTTTAACAATTGCAATTTCCACTATTTACAATTGTTCTTCTGCCAGATTGTTTGCGTAATAATCCACCCTTTTTACGAGCCAAATAGCGTTCATATGAGCCATGCTTTACATCAACACCAACTGCTTTAGTTATAGGGTCAACCGAACTTTGTGTGCGGTCACTGGGACCGTTGAATTTGTCTCCACTTCTACTAACATTAAGTGCCGCTAAATTCATAGAGTATAATGAGGAAGAAACTCGGACAGTATTCTCAATACGTTTATTTGTGATGTCAGTATAGGAAGTAACAAGACTAGATGTCGATTCACAACCACAAGTTTTTCTTGAATTCGATGTCATAATATAGATTAACCATATATTAAAAAATTGAATTATTATTTATTTATTTGCCAGTGTATAAAATAAACAATGTATACCTGCACATACTGTAAGAAATCCTACGTTAAAAAAGGATTTTATGACAGGCATGTGAGGTCATGCGAAATGTTACATGTATCTAGAAAAGATAGAAAGGAATTGCTAGAAACACTAAAAGAAACTCCAAGCATCAATGACATGTATATGCTGTTTCATACACTATCACAAAAAGTGTATAAGTTGGAAGAGGAAGTTGATACTATGAAACGTTATATTACTAACAGCCAAAAGAAAATAAGTGTTCTAGATTGGCTTAAGAATAGTTTTGGTGTACCAAATACACCATTTGATATTATTATGGACACAAAGAATATAATTGTTACTGAAGAACATCTTAAATTTTCACTAGAAAATTCGGTTGCAGACGCAGTAATTGAAATATTCAAAGAAAAATTTAAAGGAAACTGGGATGAACTTGCCATCGAATCAAAAACACCACCGCCTATTATTTCATTTCAGCATTCATCAAAGGTGTTTTATATTTATAGCGAAGAAAGTTGGAAGCGATATAATTATCCTGAATTTGAAGGATTGTGTTTGTATATCATTCGACAACTAAAAGAACTATTTGCACCTTGGTGGATGAGTGTTATTCAAAGTGCAATGAGTAATCCTGAATATTTTAAGGAAATTAAAACAAAAACAAAGGCATTCAATACCACAACAGACGATAAGAATATTACGAAAACAGTTCGTAATATTCGTATGAAATTATTTAAATTTTGTAAGGTAACAATCCCCACATTTATTGAAAAAAGTGAAGAAAGAAGCAACGATGTAAAGGAGAATGTAGATGATAAGATACCAGTTACGTGAAATATTTTGCAACAAATTCGTCTTTAGTATAGGTTGGTACACCCATTTTTTTTGCTTTCTCTACTTTATCGCTAGTAGCAAGTTCTTTATCAGCGTAAATAAGAGCAAATGTCTTTTTTGATACTGAACTTCCGAAGATACCTCCCATATCTTCTATTTTCTTAATCAAATCCTTATCTCTAGTTCCAGTCATATAGAACTTCTTTTCAAATAATGGATTAGATTTATCTATTGGTTTTTCATCTTTTTCCTTTTGTTTGTTTGTAATTTTATACATAAGATCTGCCTCTTTCATAAATTCCATGAATTGTGGGATATAATTTACAAAGTCCTGGGCTGTTTTTTTAGCAAATCCCTTTAAAAGGAGCACCTTTTCAATTTTGGCAGCCGGTTCTTCCTTTGACAACAAAATGTCAGGATGCTCTTTTAAAATTGCATCAATACGTCGTTGTCCCATGCCTCGACCAAAGACATTTGTATTAGCCATTAGTTTTGAGAGTTTGACAGATTCTAGTTTCTCTCGAATCCCTTCATAAATCTTAGCAGACATCTTTTTTTTAAAACCTTCTACCTTAAGGAAATCTGATTCGCTCATTTTCAATATTTTTGGAACACTATCAAACCCACCCTTCATTAGTCTATGAACATTTCCGGGACCTAATCCAACGACATCCATTCCGGTAAAGAATCCAATGATATTTTTTTCCTTTACAATTTCATTATCTTGTGCATCAATTAGCATAATGTCTACGTTAGTAGCATTCCATTTGTAACTATCAATGGGAGGCATTTTGGCTTCATCGGCTGGTGTTAACACTCCCATAATATGGGGAATAACATCGCCACTTCTAACTAATTGAATTACGGCTCCTATTCCAATCTTATTATCCCTAACAAACGCACCATTAAATGCTGTTGCATATCTAATCTCGGCGCCACCAATAAATATTGGCTCGATGCGAATACGCGGCTTTAAATACCCGTCTTTGCTAGGTGTCCAAATGACGTCAAGAACCTTGGCTTCAGCCACTTGATCTGAAAGAACCATCTTAAAAGCAAATGCATGCTTGGGATTTTTCTTTGTTCGTTCGTAGATTTCATCATTAGCCACAATAATACCATCAATTTCATATTCGTATTTGTCTTCTTTTGCAATAGGACTTTTTTTATCGCTTTCCGCATTTCTCCATGCAACCAATAATTCTGACAATTCTTGGTTTGTAATATCCTTTTTTGTCGAATTTCTAACTGGTATTACGTTATTTTCTTCCATAAATTTCATTTGTTCGCTTGGTTTAAGAGATGGTTTAATTACTTCGTATCCTACAAAGTCAATATCCTGATATTTTGTTTTTCCGCTCTTTTTGGCGTTGATAACGCCGCCTACAAAATTACGAGAGTTTGCGAAATCGGCTGCATATTTCGCTTTAAATACGGATTTCTTAATAATAAATTCTCCTCTAATAACAACACCCTTTTGGGTAAGAGGAGGCAACTCAAGATAAGGAATAAGATAACTAACATCTTGTCCTACACTGCCATTCCCACGTGTGTACAATTTGGGTGTATCTCCTTCACTCGAATACATTCCGCTAATACCGTCTAATTTTGCCGACATCACATATGGTCCTTTGTATGTTGATTTCCACTTACCAAGTTCTTTGGTATCAGGTTTAATTTTGTCCATAGAAGCCATAAAGTAAGGAAGTGTAACTTTATTTTTCTCAACCGGAGCACCGATGTCTTCGATAACTTTATTTTTGGGAAATTTGCGCTCAATGTGTTCTTTGAGGATGTCATAAAGACTATCGCTAAGAATAGAAGTTTCGTTGTAATACATATCATTTGCAAGAAGCAACATGCTGTTCAATCTTTTTTCAGTAAGGTCAGCAATGATATTAATTCCTTGTTTAGAGAACTGTTCAAGCAACGCTTTGTCGTCTTTCAATCGAAATCGTTTAACTTTGAGAGTTGTTTTTTTTGATTTCTTTACCTCTTTATCGGGCATTTTCAAAACCATCGATTGAATACCAACACGTTCATGCGGTTCTTTGAACTCCATGTTCAAGAAATCAAAGATATCTTGCTCTGTTTCAAATTTTTTCAGCAATTTTTGTCCTTTTCGTCCTTTCTCCATTTTGTGGAAAGAATGTTCATTTAGGGTATATCCAAGGGTTAATGCGCGCTGACGCATTGCCGTGTTAAATGCCATGCTTCCTGTAAAATAAACGAGAGCAAAAGCATATTCTTGTGGGGAGGTATACAGGAAATCTATCCTTCTTGGAGATTTTCCTGGAATTTGAGAAACTGCCAAACTTTTCACTTTTCCGCGCGAAAGAACATCCACCACTATTTTCTTCTCAATAAGACGGTCAACAAATTTTATGAAAATATCTGCATTGTCTTTATCATTTGTAATGATAAGATCAATATCACCAGAATCTGCAACCCCTCTGCGGTAACTTCCGACAATCTCAAATTTTGACGTGCCTTTAATTTCGTTTTCCTTAACTACATGTTCGAATTCCTTTGTAAGAACATTTTGATATTCATCAATTTCGCTACGAGGAATCCTCTTAAGAATATCTTCATAGTATTTAAGACCTAATTTCTGCTTATCATTTAGTAAATCTGCCTGTTTTTCGCGCAGTTCTTCTATAGTTTTTACTTTATGTTTTTCTACTAGTTCCTTTGCTTTTTTTGGCCCTACTCCATAAATATTAGCAAAAACAACAGTAGGATTTGTCTTTTCCTTTTCTAATGCTGCAATTTTGCCTGTTTTGACGTATTCTTCGAATTTTTCTAGTATTGTTTTACCAACACCTTTTTGCCCTTTTAATTGTTCAACACTAGTTACGTCTTCCGGAATTGTCATAATAGTTTCCATTGCTTTTTTATATGCTCGCGCACGAAACACTTCTCCTCGAAGCGAAAGATAATGGTCAAATTCTTTTAGAATCTTGATAAACTCTTCATTATATCTTTTTTCTGGTTGTTTTGGAGACTTTTCCATTGTAGGTTTTACTGTCTTTAATACTTTAACTTTTTGGGTTAAATCTAAATCAATATTTCTTTTTATTTGTTTGGGAATTGAGTTGGGTGCTTTTTTTTGAGTGCGTGATTTTGGGTTCTTTTTTTTACGTAAAGTTAATTTTTGGGGTTTGCTCGGCGCCTTGTCTGTGCAATATCCATATGTTTTTAAGGTTTGTCTAGGGGTAACAGAAGTTGCGCATATTGGCCCTTTTTCAGTTGGAAAACATTCATTGTGGGTTTTCCACTTGTATTTAAAGGGAAAAATACATGAGGCTTCTTTTATTTTTGCATTCTTTTCTCTTTTTCCTAGTCTATTTACTTGTGTTCCGTACATAATAATTCTATATAATTAGGATAGAATTATTATTAGAAATAATCGTTTAGGAATTCATCGGTAAAATGTTGGTCTAAATATTTCTTTTTTTCTGACTTATTTTTTTGAGCATCTTGAATAACATTTACTTGTTCTGTATTTAATGCTTTTATATTGGCCTTTTTCTCTTCTTTTATCTCGGGCATATACAATATTGCCTTATTTATTTTTGTAAAATTCTTTAAAAATCTCATATTCTATTGTGTTTGTTTTGGGGGGATTTTGTCGTCTCGTTTTCTTGAACTCTAAAGCCACGGATTTCTCCATAGTCTTTAAATATTGCGGGGATGCATGAAGTAAGGTATATGAACCACTATCTTTATACACACTTTCAATGTGAATACCATTCCTTCTTTCTTTTTTTATCCTTCTAATAAAATCTAAAAAATTATTGATTTCATTATTATTTTCATCTGAGAATATAATTATCGTCACACTATGGTTTCTATAAATATGTTTATAATCTGGTTCGGCTTCATGAATTGTGTAAAATCTCTCACAACCATATTCGTAGGCTAATGTTTCAAGGTGTGTTTTTGTTTCTGTGACGTTATTATGCTTACGAGCATCAAATGCGAGTTCAATTGTATACCCCATTTAATGTTACTAAAGATTTAATATGCCACAAATTAAATATTCAAATAATTAAATAATTCGATAATTTATATATGTCAACTTTTAAAACAACTAACGGGGAAATTCCACTTGATAGTTTTGATACCGTACGCATTGATAATTTAGTGGTTGATAATATTACTGCAAAAAAATTATATGTAAATGTTGCTGACGCATCTTCAGTATTGTTTTTGTGGGATACGTCGGGTAGTAATTTTTATTATTCCGGTAATGTTGAGTTTCCTGGAGATATTTCAGGAACAACTGGAAAATATATCTACAAGAATTTAGTTGATGCAAGCAGTAGTTGGGATGTAGTACTTAGCGGAACAGCGGGAAACAACGTAACTCTTAGAAATAAAGCGGGAGTGGAGTATGATGTTATTTCCATAAGTGGAACTTTACATCATGGCAGTGGGGCTAATAATTCTGAACTGGGTATTGAAAATAACCTTGGCGCACACTTTCAAGGTAAAAGTGGATATGGTGTAATTGGAACGGATGCCTATTATTCACATAATGAAGGATATAATAACATGGTAACTGGTCATGGGAGTCACGCCGAAGGATGGGGTAATCTAGCAAGTGGAAGGGCTAGTCACGCCGAAGGAAAAGGAAATATTGCGAGTGGTGTAGCAAGTCATGTGGAAGGTGATGGTTGTGTAGCAAGTGGTGTAGGAAGTCACGCATACGGGTCAAAAACAACCAGTTCCGGCAAATATAGTTTGGCACGTGGTGAGGGAGGTGTAGCGAGTGGAGAAGGTTCGCTCGCAGAAGGATATAATGGTGTTGCAAGTGGTATTGCAAGTCATGTTGAAGGAAGCGGATGTGTTGCTAGCGGAATTGCTAGTCATGCGATGGGATTAAATACGAGAGCCGTCGGAGATTATGCATTAACTGGTGGGTGGGGAACAGCCATGGATATGAGTGGCGGGGCGGCTTTCGGAACATATAATTTAACAAAAACTGGTGCTCTTTTCGTAGTTGGAAATGGTCTATCTGATACGTCTAGAAGTGACGCTTTTCTTGTTGCTGATACTGGTTTAATTTCAACTACACTTCCGGTTCATACCAGTTCAATATATGCATATAATAGCACTATGACGATTGGTGGGGTTGATTTTTTCGGAGAAACAGTAAAGGCTGCGTCACTGACCGCATATTCGGATATTTCAGCCACCGCATTTTCAGGAAATGGTTTATTTATTTCCGATGTGAAAGGCTGGAATTACACCACAAATAATTTCATTGAAAATGCTAAGAGTTTTGTAATTGGAGATTATACTGGAATACCTATTATTGATACATCGATGAGTGCTCTTAAGATAGAAGCCGTTAAAACTGTTTATCGCGAATTTAATAGCGAAAATGTGCTTTTATCTGGAAAAAATGTGGCAAATGAGATGATTGTCACTAACAAAAAATCAGGATATGTTTATGTCAAACCAAAGGCAGATTACGGACCCGGAAGCAAAATGACGCTGCATTTTCCACCACATTTGGACGCTAGCAGCGAAATACTTAATGTGCAGGTATTTAATGATGCTCCACGCGGAATTAAAATTGGTAATGAGATAATCAATGTAACAAAATATACAGGGAAAGATATTCACATTGTTTTTGATGATAAAACTGTATTTGATACAGTTTCTGATGTGGGCACTTCTGTTATAAGAAATGCTACAACAAATTTTAATAGTGCAATTACATACACTAATGATACAGAATCTGTTACTGATCATATTTATCTTAGTGATGCTAGTGGAATAATTTATGCGATTAATTCTACTACACATGCTACCGATTGGACATATACAGTAATGAGCGACGTTCCTACTTCAGATGGAATTAGAGCCAGATTTCCGACAAGGGGAATATATGATTTGACGTGTGATGGAGTTTCAATTGGAAGAGATGGTTCCATATATGCTTGCTTTGCTCCTCCGGCTGGGGAATTATTAACTAGCGGAGGTGCACTTGTTGCATTAAATCCAGATGGCACACAAAAATGGAAGAAATGGACAAATCTTGGAGCAGGTTCCGTAAGTATTAATTATACTAGTGGTACGTATTCAGATGGAAGTATGAATTTTGCACCGGCTCTTATGCCAGTTTTGGATAATTCGGCTTTGTATGTTGTACCTTCAACTGGTGTTTACAGTCATCTGGACAATTCCGGAGCAAATCTTTCATGTTTTGATGTTGTAACGCAGAGTTTGGTTTGGCAATATGGTATTGGTTATCAAAATCAAATTAAAACACCGCCAGTTGTTAACAAAAATGGTCGAGTTTTCTTTTTATATACATGGGTAGATACCGGCGATAATGCAAATAATACGGTGCTCGAGGCCATTGATAGAAATAATACTGGAACAGTTGATGCTCCATTATGGACGTTTAGTGGACTTGGAAAATCATATACTAATGGTTCTACTCTTTCGATAAATCAAACAGGAGAAATTATTGTTGCTACTATTGATGGGATTTACCTAATCGAAGAATTTGTAGATGTTTTTGGAAATACCCAAGGTCGTATTAAATGGAATTACATACTAAATAATATAAACAGACAACCACAATCAATTGCGCGTGATGGTACGATTTATTTAACTGGGGGGTTCATTGATAATTACAAACTATTTGCAATTAAAACATCACCATATAATGCTAATAGTGGGTTGGTTTCATGGGAAAGTGACAGTAAGGCGATTGTTTATGGCGGGTCAGTTGTCGATAAAGATGGCAATATTTATATTTGTAATACAACTGGCAGTATTTTGTCAATTAACTCTTCTGGAACTCTTCTTTGGAGTAAGGTACTACAAACAGTTAATCCTACATGGGCACCTACTCCAGCCATTGGCGCTAACGGTATTTTATATGTTTCAATCGATGGCGAAAAGATAGATGCTGGTGGACAAACTATACCAAATACTGCACTAATTGCAATAAATAAATCCGATGGAACTGAATTGTGGAGATGGGAAGGTTCTAGTGGTAGCAGTTTACAGGGTATTTTACGAACAACCAATTTTGAAGGTCAGTGGCCTATGTATGGTTATGATTATAATACAAAGGGAGCAGTGGATTTTTACGGAACGGCTTTTAGTAATACATATACTGCAGATACCTTCTTATATAGCGATACCACAAATACTGTAGGCGATGGCTCACAAACAACTTCTGGTTCTAGTTCTAACTCTGGGTATGGCTATTAATAAATATAAAATCTACAATTTATATATTATAGATGAGTATTGATAATGGTAATTATAAGATTTTTGGTGGTATTAATCAATTTGTTAGTACTGAATACATGAATGTTGAACTTGTTTATGCTAATACAATAAATAGTAGATTATTTACGGTTAATGATGTTGTTTGGGATTTATCTGTAAACGATGCATCTCAGAATTTTATTATTAACCAACTTTCTGGAAATATTGTGGTTGATGGTGAAATTAGCGGAAACATCTCGGCTCTTGGAACAAATAGTCGAGATGTTGTTCTTAGAAGCGACAAACAGGTTTGGACAACATATACCGATTTAGATAGGATTGGTTTACTTCAAAATAAAAATCAGAATTTTGTGGATCTTTCACAATGTCCGGGAGCAAGTGGTTATTCTGGTGCTGGATATGTTTATGATGGAGGTGTGGAAATTAGTGGAAATTTTATGATAGGAAGTGACCATAAATCAAAAACAAGCGACCATAATTTGGCTGTTTTACAGGGTATTTCAAATGAAACTGTTGGAACTGGAAAATATAACTATTTAGAGGGCGAAAATAATGTGGCTTTGGCTGGGAGCACTTTCGCTCATTGTGAGGGTGTTGGAAACACTGTAAGCGGGCATTTTGTATTTGTAGAAGGAAGTGGAAACGTGGTTCATGGTGATTATTCGTGTGCAAGCGGAGAGAAAAATACAGTAACAAGTTTAGGATTATCCGGTGGAGGTGGCTGGAATTTTGCAGAAGGTTATAATAACGAAATTACTGGAAATACCGCAACTTTGTGTAAAACCGGTGGCACTGGAAACAAAATAGAAAACTCAACCAGATCTTATGCTCATGGATGGGAAGGAACCATTACCGGAGGTAGCAACCAAACATTAGAAGGTTATGCTAATATAATTACTGGTGGAGTGTCAAGTAGTGAAAACTATGTGGAAGGAAGCGGAAATGTGATTGGGGTGGTTGGTTCTGATGTTAAAGGGTCTTGGATTGGGGGCGAAGGCAATGTATGTGATACTAGTTACGGTGCTGTATTTGGACGATATAATAACGATGCTAGTAATGTTATTTTTAGTGTGGGAAGTGGAAGTGTTAGCACAAAAAAAGATGCTATGATTGCTGAAAATACTGTTACTAGTGGAAGAGATTTGAAATTTTCGGAAAGAGTAGTTTTGCAAGATGTTTCATGTGGTTGGTATGAAAGTATTGGAAATGGTACCATTACAAGCGAAGAGACAAGAATTGAAGCAGCCGGCGGTGGGTTTGTTGAGAATTCATACTACACAATAATAAACAGTAATGGAAGTCTTGGAAGTGCTGATGCTATTTTAAAAACAAAAGATTTAACTTGCACCGGGAATGTTACGGCTGCGCCACATTACGATGATAATGGTAAAAAAGATTATTACAGTGGATTTTTAAAAGGAGCATCAGATGGTTTAACAAATGCTGACAAATGGTTAGTTGGAAATAAATCTATGGATGGAATTGCTGGTTCATTTGACGTTTCATATAGTTACAATATTTCAAGGATAAATAATGCTCCGACCGCGCTTGTTGATATTTCTGGCGCTGGATGGAGAAGTGGTGGTAAAAAAACAATTTATATTGAAACAAATAGTGAAAGAATTATTGTACCTGATACTAGTGTTTGTGACGTAGTTACTGTTATGCCAGTAGATAATACCGGAAGTGGTACAGATGTTTACATACCAGCACCATATTATGGTATTGGTACAATGTATACTGTTCAATTTCCACCGGTTCCTTCAAGTAAAATATCGGCTAGTGGAGGAGGTTCAGGAAATTGGAATACAGGAATGAATTTAAATAGGGTTGTTTTTGATACAAATGGTGGTGGATTTTTTACAGGAGATTCCAAAACTACAACTGACATTGGATATGCAATTCATTTTGCTTATACCGCTGCAAATAATGGTATTTTGTGGAAAACAAAATTAGAAAAAACTACATAAACTAGTGGCTTGTAGTTGTATTTTATGATATTAAAATATCATAAGATATCAATAAGGTGAATGTCTGAAGCAGATGGAACATATAAACAATTTGGAGGTATAGATGATACAGGCCCTAATACTTTAGTTGTAGACACATTAATTGCAAATGAAGTTAATGCTGCAAGTAATCCAACTGGATTACCCGATGATGTGCTAATATGGGTTAAAGAACAGGGTGTTTCGGCCGAAGTGCACACTTTAGCATCGTATAATATTGGTGAAACTATAGTTAATCCTTCTCTTGGTGATATCGCTGGTAACGGTGCCAATATTACCGGAATTATAACCGATGCTAGCACAACAAATTTGTGGGACGGAGGTACTAATCGAAATTTAAGATTAGTCGAAATTAGCGGTGGCGTTGTTCAAGGAGATGTATTAAACAATAAACGTGCCGATTATACACATGCATTTGTTCACGGAACAATGAATACAGCGTCTGGTGATTTTGTGCATGTTCATGGAAGAGGAAACAAAGTTGAAGTTGATGGTGAACTTTTTACGCACATTGAAGGCAGTGGTAATATTTGCGATGCTTCTTATGCGCACATCCTTGGCGCAAACAACAATGTTGTTGGAGTTAGTGGTGGAATGATAAGAGTTTATGGTGATGCCGTTACGAATGCTGCAGGATATGCCGCATTGATCGAAGGTAAAGAAATAACTGTAACTAGCAAAGGAAGATATTCTTATGGATATGGTGAAAGAGGTACAATTGAAAGCGAGGGCGGGGTTGTGGGTGGTATCGATTGCAGTGTAAATGAAGGTGCCAATTACTCTGTTGCAATCGGAAAAGACAATAGAATAAGAAGTATTGGCAGTAAAGCAATTGGTATAGGGCATGATATTTCTGGAGGTGCTGATTATTCTATGGTGTGTGGACAAGGTTCTTTGTTAGTATCTAATGATAAATATCTGACATCTGTTGGAAAATATCCAAAATCTGTTCGCGGTGAATTAGATGTAAGTGGTGGCGAGCAGGTTTATTTTGCTGTTGGAAATGGCTCAGGAACTAGCGCATCTGCCCGAAGTGATGCACTTTATGTATCTAATCGTAGAGTAGGTATGAAATCTATTTACACAACGACTGATTTATCTATCAATTGTTTAAATTTAAATAAACTTAGCAGCGAAACTATTCGAAATACATACATAAAAAATGGCACAATTACAATTAACGATAACTGGGATATTGTAAAACCTGCGGTTGAATGTACCGGCACTATTACTGGTGATTATTTTTATGGCGATGGAAAATATTTGACAAATAGTTTAAACAAAGGCTGGATTATTAATGCCACTACAAGCAGTACTGGGAGCGTTCGTTTTGATTA